GAGATGAAGAAGGCGTTGGTTGTGGTGGGGGTCAAGGCCGATCCGGTGAACCACCCGCCGCACTACCGAACGGGTGGTGTTGAGACTATCGACTTCATCGAAGCCAAGGATCTGAATTACCGATTGGGCAACGTGGTCAAGTACGTGAGCCGCGCAGGTAAGAAGGACTCCGATCCGGTGCAGGATCTTGAGAAGGCTGCGTGGTACTTGCAGCGTGAGATCACAGCGAGGAAGAACGCATGATCCGTTGGATATTCGACTTCTTTAGGAAGTTTGATGCGGAACGGCGAAGAGAGTGGGGGCGGGTTCCGCCCCCCGAGTGGGCAGCAAAACGCGGAGGGAGGGAGTACTGGTGAACCAAGCCACATACAACATCGACGATGCGGGTTGTAGCAGGATGTGGGCGGCGGTTGTCTACCAAGCCGTGAAAGACATGACCAGCGAAGATAATAGGCGTCCCGCTATGAATTGGATGTATTCAGATGATTCAGGTCCGGGTTCTATGCGGTGGATCTGCGACATGTTGGATTTGGACTACCACAAACTAACCCAGTTGTGCATGACTAGATCTGGACGGGCGAAGATTCTACGGTGGAGTCCGGACATAGACGGCAAGAGAAGCCCGAGGTCTATGAAATGAAACACAGCAAGGTAACTCTTACATTTGACCAGTACAAGATCCTATTGGAGCGCAAACAGAAAGCAAACGGTAGGAACGTCAAGTACAAAGACTTGATCCAGCAGTGGGGTGTTCCGCACTACCATTTATCGACGGCGGTTTATCGTGGGATAAAACAATATGACTACAAACTATGGAAGGAGCAACCGCGATGACTGACATAAATCTTGAAGGACTATCCAGCAAGCCCTTGAGGCTTTGCTGATGATGCGAGATAGGTACAGCGAGGATGACTGTCCTGCGTGTGATCACGCTGATGCAGCGATCAAGATGATGAGGGGAAACAATGCCTGATATCAAACTGTATGACTACCAACGTGGGCCTGTCCCCGAGGGCACAAAGACGACTTGCTACTTCACGCCACCAACAAAGAAAAGATGCGCGACAACGTCGGTAGCGCAGAATTTTTAAATGGTTGGCTCCAACGCATCTCCTACTATCCCGTCCGCCTCCCCAACAGCACCTTGCAGGCGTTAACAGTATGACGACTCAGGTACAAGTCGAATGGTCTTGGGACATCGAAAATACCGGCACGATGGGATACGAAGTGCTGGAAGAACCCGCTGAGTCTTTTGAAGAGGCCAAGGCTTTGATTGAAGCGTATCTGGCAAAAGACCCAGAAGATACTTGTTTGCGCGGAAGCATTTGCAAAACGGAAAGCAGCGAAGCCATGTACAAGGAAACATTCTGGGAACAAGACGCCGACGGTCAATGGAAGGAAGGGTTATGATCGACATCTACCTCAAAGCCGCCGATTACGACAGCCTGTACTCCGCGCTGGAATCCGCTGGCGTCGTCACCAAGGGCGAGAACGGCTACCACGTCACCGACGGCCACAAGTTTGCACTGGACGTCATCGGCGTCATCTACCGCCCCACGGGCAAGATGCTCGACACCGACATGGGCGAAGTGCCAGAGACGGCACCGCTGCCGGGGTATCACGCTAACTTGCGGGTGATGGGCGAGTTTGATCTAGAACTTTTTAAGGATATTGCTATTGATGCGCCTATCGGGATGGAACCTATGAGGATGTGAAATGAACAGAGATGACATCATCAAGATGGCGCGGGAGGCGGACATCTACATGGGCGGGCATCCAATGAACCCGCTTAATGTCTACTTAGGTGACCTTGAACGCTTCGCCGCCCTCGTTGCCGCTGCCGAGCGGGAGAAAGTCGCCCGGTGGATAATCCACAAAGGCTACGCCACGGGTCATGGCGATACGATTGAGGACTTGCTGACAGAACTAGAATGGCAAGTTGCTGAACGTGAGCGCGAGGCGTGTGCGAAGGTGTGTGATGGGTGGATGCACGCCAATGGAAATGATTGTGCCGAAGCGATTCGGGCGAGGAGGGAGACATGAAAAACCTATGGGGCGACGACGTTTTTTTGGCGCTGGCTAAGATCCGCGAGCAGGGCTTGTGGGATGAGGCTGATTTAGTGTCTAAAGAAATGCTCGCTCTACAGGCCGAGGTCGTTTACTTACGGCGACGTATTGAAACATCTATACAAGACCGAGATGTGTTCAAAGCAGAGTTTGATACGTAATGTGCCATGAAGATTACTTACCGACAAATCGACGCTTCAGACCCAGACAACAAACAACTGCTAAAAGTAATGCAGAAGGCTTGTCTACCGGCTGACGGGCTGTACTTTCCCGAAGACGGGGTGTGGTGGGTGGCGTATCACGCAGACTTGGCTGTGGGCTTCAGTTGTTTATCTCCATCTCAACAGTTGGAGGACGGCATATATCTAGGGCGTTGCGGAGTAGGTAAGGCGTACAGGGGGCGGGGCATACAGAGGCAGATGATCCGATTGAGAATCCAATGGGCTAGAAGGCATGGGTATAAATGGGCTGTGTCGGACACCACCGACAACATACCTAGCGCCAACAACTTGATCTCATGCGGATTTAGACTGTACACCCCGAAGGTTCCGTACTCGTTTGCAAGAGCGTTGTACTGGCGTAAGAGGTTATAAGATGGGGTTTAAAGATCCAGTTGTACGTAAAAGTAAGCAAAAACTATATTCAAAGAGGTACTACGAGAAGAACAAGAAACATCTAATCAAGAAAGCTAAGACCAACAAAGACAAATCCAGACAAGAGTGGATTGCATACAAGTCAGAGAAGCGGTGTAGTCATTGCAGGAAGAAGCACCCTGCGATTATTGACTTTCATCACGTAATCAAAGAAGGTAAGCGATCCGTCAATTATTTAGCGGTCAAACAATCTAATGTACAAGAAGCGATCAAGGAAGCCGAAACCAAGTGCATACCGTTATGCTCAAACTGCCACCGAATCCTCCACTGGCACGAGACACAACGAACCATGCGAAAGCGGAGAAAGAAACGTGGCAGTTGAAGATGACATATTGGACTTAATTCGTGCGCTCCCAAATGAGATAAACGACAAGTCTACAACTACAGAATTCAAGTTCTTAACAGTGGGCAGCGTACTGTGGCAGTGTTACCACGAGATTAGGCATTTGAGAGAAGAACTAGAGGAAGCAAGACGTGACAATAATCAAACGAGAGAGAAGATGTACTGAGTGCAAGCGTAAGTTCGCAACCCCCGAATCATTCAGGGCACACCAATACGAATTTGGTGGATGTAGGTCTGTAGAAGCGTTGGCCGCAGCCGGGTACGTAGAGACGGGCAAAGGTTGGCTGTTCGCAAGATCGGTAAAAAAGAAATGATAACCGTAGACTTTGAAACGTATTACGACAAGGACTATTCCCTGTCGAAGATGACCACGGAGGAGTACATCCGTGACGACCGCTTTGAAGTAATAGGGGTGGCTGTTGCTGTAGATGACGATTCGCCGGAGTGGTTTAGTGGCACACAGAAAGAAACCGCAGCATGGCTCAATCAGTTTGACTGGTCTAACTCACTCGTACTGGCACACAACACCCAGTTCGACGGGGCGATCATGTCATGGGTATTCAATATCAAGCCGAAGGGATGGCTAGACACACTGTGCATGGCGAGGGCTAAGCATGGCGTGGAAGCGGGGGGAAGTCTCAAGGCTCTGGCCGAACGGTACAACCTTGGAGAGAAAGGCAATGAAGTTGTTAACGCGCTTGGGAAACGGCGTATTGATTTTTCTAGCGAAGATCTCGCTAAGTATTCTAATTATTGTATTAATGATGTTCGCCTTACCACTGATCTTTTTAGTAGGCTTGTTGAAGACTTTCCTAAAGGAGAACTCAAGGTAATAGATCTTACCTTGCGTATGTTCATTGAGCCTACGCTGGAACTGAATCTCCCTTTGTTGGAATCCCATCTTGTCTCGGTGAAGGACAAGAAAGCCAAGTTGCTCGCAGCGGCACAAGCAGACCGCGATACGCTGATGAGTAATGACAAGTTTGCAGAACTGCTTATGAGCCTTGGCGTGGAACCACCGAAGAAGATAAGCGCCCGTACAGGTAAGGAAGCGTGGGCGTTTGCCAAGACCGACGAAGGGTTCAAGGAACTACTGAGCCATCCGGACCCGCGAGTCCAGACCCTTGTTGGTGCGAGACTGGGGACCAAGACCACCCTTGAAGAGTCACGTACACAGAGGTTTATAGACATCGCCCTACGTGGCAGTTTGCCGGTACCCATCAAGTACTACGCAGCGCACACCGGACGGTGGGGCGGGGACGACAAGATTAACTTGCAGAACCTACCTTCTCGTGGGGCTAACGCAGGGAGACTGAAGGCCGCGATTACTGCACCGAAGGGTTACGTCATCATAGACTGTGACTCCTCCCAGATCGAAGCCCGTACGGTGGCTTGGCTTGCAGGGCAGCAGGATCTAGTCGATGCGTTTGCCAAGGGTGAAGACGTATACAAGATCATGGCATCGGCTATCTACAACATACCTGTCGAAGAGGTTACGAAGGATCAGCGGTTCGTAGGTAAGACCACGATTCTCGGAGCCGGGTATGGGATGGGGGCTGCAAAGTTTCAGTTGCAGTTGAAGACGTTCGGTGTCGATACCGATCTCGACGAGTGCAAACGAATCATCGACGTATACCGGCGCACCTACCCGACCATCCCCGCACTATGGAGACAAGGCCAGAAGTGCATTGAGTCCATCCCGACAGCGAAGGCTGCTGACTTTGGTGTGGTTGACGCTGTGTTGTTTGACCCCCGCGAATACGGGTTCCAGTTGCCTAGTGGGTTGTGGCAGCGGTACGAAGGGCTGAAGAGAGTCGAAGACGCCGAAGGGAAGGCTCAGTATGAGTACTGGACTAGGCGTGGCACGGTCAAGATCTATGGTGGCAAGGTTGTTGAAAACATTTGCCAAGCCGTGGCAAGATGTGTAATCGCGGAACAAATGTTACGGATTTCAAAAAGGTACAAAGTGGTTCTCACGGTACATGACGCTATTGCCTGTATCGCTCCTGAAGCGGAAGCCGAAGAAGCGCAGAGGTATGTGGAAGAGTGTATGCGGTGGCGACCGTCATGGGCATCTACTCTGCCACTCAACTGCGAGTCAGGCATGGGTAAAAGTTACGGGGATTG